CATAGTAGCAAATATAACTTTATCTTGACTTACCCTGTCTATAAAATGTAATCTTATAAAAGGTGCATCAGTAGGTTCTAAAGTAAATGCTAAGCTACTAACTTTATTAGAATGAGCTTTATAAGCTTTCTTGGACAATGAAGATATAGCATTAGTATACAAAGTATCTGATAATTTTACAGTACTAGTACTATCACGATATCCAAATTTTAGAGCTGATCCAGTATAAGCACTTAATACTTTACCACTGGTAGATATAGCAGCTATTTCACCAATTGCAAGATCTGTAAGATATTTACCTGTTCTGTTAGCAGTATTCGATACAGAACCTGCGATTAGTAATTGTTCAACATTATTTTGTAATCTCATTTTTAAATGTATTTTAAAATAAATAAATATTTAACCTTTGCGGTATCAAATTTTTATGTTTTTTATTCTTCAGTTTGTTTTTCATTTTTCACTTGTTCTTCTTGCTGAACTTGTTTTTCTTTTGGTTGTTCTTCTGATTGTTCTTCAGCATTTCTTCTACCAAAAGCAAATTCTAAAGCCAAGTTTATAATTATACCAGAATATTCCGCTGGTATATTTATCACAGAATTATTTAATAAATCAATTTTTTCTATCTCATTTAAATAAATACATTTATACTTTAATATAAATGTATCTTTAGGAAATATTATTTCATGTCTATTACCATTATCTATTCTCCAAGCTAATCCATCATCATTCCATAAATAAGGTTTTTTAAATGGATTATTTTTATTTATGTTATATTCATCATAAGTTATTGGTTTTACTTTAGCTACAACTTGTTCTACTTCTGGAGGTTGTTCATTATCTATTACTACAATATTCTTATAATTTGGATCTTCACTCGGTTCAGGTGGTAAAAATCCATCTTCGTATCCTGGAGCTTCAGGAGCATGTATATCATGTATTTCCTTATTAGGAGATTGTTTAGTTAATATGCAAGATTCTTGTAATACTTTTATACAACCTACTGGTATATTTATATATACTGAGTTATCTCCTAAAGGTACTATAGGACTTGCAAATATGTTTGTTTCATAACTTCTAATATAATAAGAAAAGAATTTTCTACCTTCCTCATCTCTATCAAGTTTTGGATACATCCTTAACCATAATAAATGAACAGCTTCATTTAACCAAGTTTCTATTTGAGATGAAATTGGTATTCTTGAAGTTTCTAAGTTTAACTTAGATATTAGAATATGATATAAATCAAGACTTTGTATCATCTGTTGTTACTGGTTGTATTCGTATATTATCTGATGCAGCTTTAGCTAAATTTGCTGCATAACTTATTACAGAATCAATTAATACATCACTTATTATTAATGTATCATCTTGTATCTCAGGTATATAAACTAAATCTGGAATAGCTCTTACAGCTTTTATATAAACATTAAGAATACTTGTAAATGAATCCCCTACAAAATATAACTTGTTACCTATATAAGAATATAATATATTATTAAAAATAGATATTTCAGATTTATCACCAATTTTAAATAAAACCTCCAAATTAACAGGATAAGCTTCTACTTTAGTAAGTTCTACTTTAGGATAATTCGTTCTAGATACATCAGTATATACACTAATAATATGTCTAATTGGAGTACTTAAATTAACCTCAACTACATTAGTATTATCTAATACATCGATAGTTTCTGTATTAAGATCTATTACTGGACATAAATTATAAGCTTTATTTCTAAATGCAGTATCTACTATTGATCTTGAAGCATCTGAAATAAATGTTAATATTTCTTCATCTTCATATCCTTTAGCAGATAATGAATATATCCTATCATAATATACCAAGAACTTTTCTATAGCTTCACTTGCTTTCATCAGAACTTAAAAGTTTTAATTTTATATCTTGATTTTTAGGATTTTTAAGGAAATCAAGTAATAAATTCATACTCATAGTTTCTTCAACACCATCTATAAGATATGACGCACCTTTACGTTTTATCTTTCCTTTTATTAAACATTGATATACAAAAACTTTTTCTTCAAAACGTGGATCAGTGAATATATCATAAAATGTATCTGTTTCTTTATCAATGGCTTCTGTAAGTTCTAATAATGCATCTACATCATTTATAGTATTCATGTTTTTAGTTTTACCAGCTTTTAGATAATACATAGATAAAAGTCCTTTTAGTTTTGAAGGAGAATCTTTTATATCTATAAACTTCTTCATTACTAACAACTGTTTTGTTATTTTATCTATCTTAGATTGTTCTTCATATTCTTTATCTCGTATAGCGAATTTATAAGTTCCTTTATTAAATCTTTCTTCCCAACTAGGAGCTATTAAATCAGAATAACATAATATAAATTTATATTTTAAATAATCTAAAGGATTAGATAAATCTAATATTACAGGTTCACGTGTTAAATCTACTATAAATGTGTTCCAATAACAGTTTTTATCAAATATAGATAATGCACCTTCTTCTATACGTAGATCAGAATTATAAAAGAATTCTTTTTCTTCTGGTGTTAGAGGATCTATAATATGTCCAAGTTTTGTATCATAAGGTGTACCATGCAATCGTATTTTAGAACCTTCAAATAAGAAAGCTCCTACATGATTAGGATGTATATCTTGTAAAAAGCTTGATCCTTCTCTTAGCACGGGATATACAACAATCTTCTTGTTTTTTAAAGGGGATTCCACAATATTTTCTTCGGTTTTTGTTTTCATATTATTATATTATTAAATTGCACATTTATAAACTAAACATTTAGTGGGATCAGTTACCTTAACTCCACCCATGAAAAATCTATGATGTACGTATCCATCAATAGGATTAGACATTATATTGTTTTGTATCATAGAATAATCTGCTACAAAAGGATTACGTAATCCTGGTTCATAACCTTTGATATCTTCCATACCTCTTTGATAAACCATACTAATATTACGTTCACCATTTGTAGTACCAATATCTAATATATCATAAGTATAAGATTCAGCAGTTCCACCATCAGGATGAGGAATTTTATTTATAATAGGATCATCTTTTATTGGATCTAGCATAAAATCAAATACTACTCCATTAGGACCTCTAAAACTCTTAAACTGACCTTTAAACTCAGCATCACCACTACTAGACATAGATATAAACTGATTAACACTTCTAATAGGTTCAAAGAATTGTTCACCATATTTTGCAATTTGTTCACTGGCTTGTATTAAACCACGTTCACCAGTACGTACAAGAAACTGACGTTTATCAAAAGGTAATCTATTAGTAGCTAAGTCTAATACAACATTCAAAAATCCTTTTATTGTAAAATTTCTAACAGGATAAAATGCTGTACTTGAAGTCTCAATCTGTTGTCTTAAACCTGCACCTTGAGAATATTCATAACCAGATTTTCCTTTATTTTTAAATGTACCATCAGGAGCTCTATTTATACGAGAATAATATAACATATAATTCTTTTCTTGTACATATTGACGGTCAAACTCCCAATCTCTATACTGTTGCCATAAATTAGTTTTTATAATAGAATTAGTTCTTGGATCACGTACTTGAATAGTAAATCCCATAGGACGACTAATCATATTTCCAGGAACAGTATCTTCCATACGTAATCTTGTAAATAAATTCTTCATCTTAAATGGAGTGCTATATCTTACTTTACCACCCTTTTTAGATAAAGTACTTTCTACACCAGAATAAAGTTTACTAAACTTTGTACCAGGTAAAAGTTCTTCATAAGGAATAAACAATAAAGCATCACCTGTTACTAATTCACAATCATATACCCAATAAGATCCTTCAGGTCTTGCATCATCAAGTATTCTTATTTGATATTCATGTTTATGACCTTCTATAATATTTACATCGAAAAAATAAGCTTCTGGAAATACTAGTTGAAATCTACTATAATTAAATCCAGTTTTATCAGTAGGTACGATAGCTGTATTATCTATACGAGCTTCTATTAAAGGAACATTTTTTTCTTCTGAGTTCATCAGATCCCAGATAAAATCATCATCAGAATCAAGATAGATTGGAGTAGAAATACTTTTTAAGTAAGCTCCAAAATCTATCAAGTTATAGTTACTAGCAAATACCATAGATGTTAAGGTAGATGCTTTTTGCGTTAAGTTACCAAAAGCCGCAGATAAGTGATTCTTAGTTGTTAAACCTCCCCATTCTTTCGGTTGGTATTCTTGAAGTAATAGTTTCATTGATTTGTAATTTTTAAAAATTAAAGTTTAATATAATTAAGTATCTCAGCTCCAAGCTCATCAATAGCTGGCTTAGAACCCATTCGTTTCATATCATTTATTTTTACTGCATCTTCTATATCTTTAGAAAGTTTTTGTTTTCCTATAGATTTAAATGCACTAAAATCCTTAAATCCTTTTGTCATTATAAATGTAAGTGCAAAACCAACATCAAATCTTATAGGATCTTCCATTCTAGCTTTTATAATATCACTTACTTTTTCACCAGAAGGTAATGTATGATTTTGTTTAAAAAGAGAATCTAATGCTTTTATTTTTAGCTCTTTAGTAATAGGTACACCATCAAAATCTTTTAATTCTTCTAAACTTTGTCTGAAAGAATTAATATATTCTTCTTCTTGTTTTTTTAATAATTCTTTCTCTTGTTTTTGTTTTTCTATAAGTTGTTGTTCATAATCTTCGTAATATTTTATTAGTTTTGGTAAAGCTTTTTTAGTTTTATCTTCTAATTTTTTCAAAGTTTTTAATTCTTCTAACTCATCATTTATTTCTTCATTATCAAATCCTTTTAATTTTAAAAATTCTTTATATAAAGTTTCTGATAAATCTTCAGTTAGATCTTCTTCGTTTATAGATTTAAGATATTCAATAGTTTTTCTATGTTCAACTATTTCATCAATATTAGAAACATTCTGTTTTAAATCTATTAAATCCTTAAAAGATTCTGGTATACTTTCTTTTACTTTTCTTTGTACTTCATCATCTATAATGGCTATTAAATCTTTAGCAGATTCTATTTTTCTGTTTTTGTCAATTTCAGAGATAACTCCTTCCTCTAATAAAGTTTGTGCCATAACCCCAAAAACCGAAGAATCTTTCTTAGAACCAGAAGGAGTTTCTCTGGATGGTTCAAAATCTATTTCAAATATATCATCATCGGTTTCTTTCTTTGAAACATTCTTTTTTTCTGGAGATTCAGTTTCTTGTGTATTACTTTGTTCTTCATTTTTTGTTTTTATATCTTCATTAAGATCTTCTAACACAAAATCCTCAACTCCACTAAAATCTAATTCTTCATTCATAAATTAAATATTTTTTACATTACGCAAATATAATAATAAGTTTCAATAAAATTATAAAAATATATCACAAATTTGTATTCGTATATAATAAATTATGTAATATTTATATTTTTGATTATCATATATTCTGGGATTTCATCTTCTTTAAACGGAATATAACAATTATCATCATCAAGCTCAGCTTGTATATTGCATATTAAGAATAATTTTTTATCAGGATATAAATTTTTAGTTTTAAAATAAGGATATCTATCTAAATACCATGTAATATATTTTTTAGTTATTAATACTCCAAAACGATGGTAATTTAGAGATAAATCTGTATTATGTTTAAAACCACTACGTTTACTACAATGTTTTTCATTTTTAAAATAATGATAAGTAAATGTAAAATATCTTGAGTCTTTACCCATTAATTCTACAATATCTATTTCTGGTAACCAAGTGTCTATGTTATACATCCATATAGCTGGAAAATATTTAAATCCACGTGGTGGCATTTTAGCTTCTACTTCTATGTATCCTTTATTAATATTAATACATTTATGAGATGATATCAATCCTCCTGTATTTATTATATCATTTTCTTTATCTGCTTTTAAAAATATCTCATCATCTTTAATTTCTATATTTTGTTTTCTCCATATTAAACTACATTTTCTTGTATCAGATTCTCCACTCCAAGGTTCTCTATAATCAAAACCATATTCCCATAAATTCTTACCATTTATACTTATATATGGTTCATTTTTTAGATGAAGCTTTGGTTTAAATATTTTGTAAAATATTATATTTAGTACCTCAAATAAAGATAAATTATTTATTGTCATTTGTTATTTTTAGTATTTTTGTTATTTTCGTTATTTTTCATCAATTTTAATTTATCTTTTTCTAATTCTAAATTCAACATATCCACTTCTTTTTGAAGATTTTCAACATATTCTTTTAATTTAGCATTACGTTCGTTAATAGAAATATCTGTATCATTTTGCATTTGTTCTTTTAAAATATTCATTTGATAATCAAGTTCTATGCTTTTTTCTTTAAGAGCTAATTCTTTATCTTTTATAGCTAGCTGTTGTTCTAAAGCTTGTAATGCTTGATCCTGTTGCTGTTGTGCCATAGCAGCAGTTTGTTCTCTCATATTAATATCTTCTTCAATAGCTATATTTCTAATTTCTGCAAAAGATTTTGAGGTTAATATCTGCATCATGTTTTTAACATTCATGTTTATTTTAGAACCAAATTCTAAAGTTAATCTTTTTAACGAGTTTAAATCTTCTTTATCTTCATCTTCATCGGTAACAAATATCCCAAAATCTGATACAGATAATTGTTCATCATTTAAATTTATTATATAATTAGCAGCTTCATCACTTATATATTGTAATATAGAAGGATCATTTCTAGCACACTGAACAGTAGTATCTAATAATACTTGTATCGTTCTTAATATAGTCTGCATATGAGTATTAAATAATGGTTCAGTAATATGTGAACTTTGAGTAACAGATCTTTCTATACCTCCAACAGTTTCAGTATGAGTTATTTGACCTAATCTTTGGTCACTTACACCAGAAGAATAAGCTACCTGTCTTTCTATAAAATTTAAAAATAATATTATATGTTGTATATAATTTCCTATATCTGGATTATATATTTTACCAGTAGTATTAAAACTACCAGCTAATTTACCTTGTGATAAACCTTTATTACTTTCTTTAAAACTATCTACTATAATATAACCTTCTTCATCAGCATAATCAAACCATTCATCTAGTGTAAAAGAATCAGGAACTTTGGCTAAATCTACTTCTATCATAGGAGCTTTAAACTTTTTAATGGCTTTTTTTAAATCTCTTAATAATATAGAATAAAGATATTCATAATTTTTTAATTCACTATACATAGAAGTAGCTTTTTCATTATTATCCGTATATATTGTACCTACATATCCAGAACCATTAGTTATATAACCATTACTTTTTATCATAGGAACATCTCTAGCTTCCATTTTTACATATATATCATCTCTTATTCTTGTTACTTCATACCATCTATTTACCCAATAATAATCTACTTTTTCTCCTATATCTTTATTTGGTTTGTAAAATTCACTTACAACTTCAAATTTTCTTACACCATCTTCATTTATATAATATCTTTTACCAAGTTTTTCAAATCCTTTAAATACTACACGTGTAACACGTACTTCTCCATTATTATTATAATTACCATTAAATGCTCCCCAAAAACCATTACCTACATCAAAAAGTTCATCAAATCGAAAATTAGGATAAGTTCTTTGAAAATCTCCTGCAGATTGTCCTTGTAAATTCATATTATTATCTTTTTCCAATTTATCTATTTGTGCTGGAGTAAGATATTCATAATATCTATCTATAACTTGTGATAAAGGCATATAATTATCTTCTACAATTATACTAGCATCTTCTATACGATTACTACCTCCTAATCCAAACACTTTTATTGAAAATGGATTACATTTTCTATACACAGGCTTATTACCTATACTTTCTATACAATATATTTCTTCACCATATTTTAAAACATCTGCAAAACCAAGTGAAGCTTGTTCATATATATTTAGTTGTTTAATATAGAAATTTAATAAATGATACATCACAACTTCTAATATATCTTGTGATTCATAATTTTTAAACTTCATAAATTTAGCTACAAAATTATCTACATCTCGTTTATCTGGAAGAGATTTACTTAAATCTACAAATTCCTCCATAGCCTTATTAAACATTTTATGTATTGTGTCTTCTTTTTTAGTTATAGCAGACTCATTTATAGCACGTACTAAGAATTTCTTTTTACGTTTTATAGATTCTCCTATTAATAAATTTATACGTGGTTTTATTATTGGAAAATGCTGTATTCTAACATCTTTTATATCTGTTTCGTAATTATTAAATTCAGCAAAATTTCTAAGATCTTCTTGGTCTATCTCACCATGATATAATTTTGCTATTATCAATTTATCGTTTAAAGACATACGTGGAGTTCCATCATAATCAAATTGACATAACTCTATAGCTGCATCCGCACAATCTTTAAAAAACTTTTTATTCTTTAAAGATGCACTAATTTTTTGTCGTGGAAATGTTGTCATAATCTATATAAATTTATTTTAGATCTTTTTTTACCAAAAGCTTTATCATAATGTTGTTTAAATATATCTATTTCAGATTTTTTATCTGGATTTCTAAGATTAGTAGTTATTTTATTTATTTCTTCTGCAAAAATCATTAACATATTCATAGAACTTATTCTATCTGTATTTACCCGTTTATCAGAATTCGGAGGTGCATATAATAAACATTCTTTAATATACCCAACACTTCTTATTAAATCTACATTTCTTATACCTTCTTCCTTATTATAAGCTTGTTCTAACATCCAAGATATTTGTAAATCAATACCCCAACTATTAGTTCTTATATTAGAATGTATTCCTTTAGATTTATTACCTATCATACCAATAGAAGATATTAAACCATTATCTTTTAATATTTCTGGAGTATCTGCTAATAAATGTAAAGAATTCATTTTTGTCATATATCCATAAAAACCTTTTTTCTGATTTTCATAACATATAATTGCATTGTAATATAAAGCAGCTCTTCTAACTTGTTCATAAAATTCTTCTACTAATCTTGTACGTCCTGTATATTCAAATACTATTCTTCGTGTTATTGTGTTAAATACAAAAAAAGATTGTAAAGAGTTTTTATAATTATAATTACCATCATCATCTACTGGGTCAAATCCACCTATATAAGTATATAAAGGAACATCACCATTAGCATTTTTAACTACTGGTTCAAACATTTCACCACATCCATTTATATTTTCATTTCCTCTAAATGGAAATTCTCTTACAGGTTCTACATCTTCTTGTTTATAATACACATTTCCTTTTTCATCTATTTCAAAAAACCCTTTTATTGAACTATCTAATATATCTTTTCGTGTACTTAATATACTGTAAGTATGTCTTAATTCTGATATGGGAAATCTATTATCACCAGAACGTACAAACATCTCAGTATATATTAATGGATAATTTAACATCTCATAGTCTAAAGCTGATTTATTGATTTTATCTTTTTTAAGCTTATTTCTTCTTTCTACATAATAATTATAAGCTTCTTCTTGTTTTGTATTTCCATTTTCATCTTTAAAATCATTATTAGTAAAATAAGCTGGTACGAACCAACAAGTTTCGGTATTATCATCATTTGTAAAAGATAACATATCAAAACTATGTGGATCTTTAAATATAATCTCAGATTCTATTATTTTATAAATATTTCCTGCTGTACCTATATATAAAGAACTTCCAAATTTAGTACTATCTACTAATTGAGCTGCTGTATTACTACCATGTATAGCTGTTATATTTGGAGTTAATGCTACTTCTTCTATTACAATAGTTCCAGGTCTATTACCAGCAGCAACTTCTGGATTTTCCATAGTAAATACACCATGTAATATCTTACTTTTTGTACCATACAACTTCCAATCATTACCAATTTTTTTCTTATATTCATGTCTAAAAGGAGAATTAAGATTATTTGGTTTCAGTGATCCACTTGTATGTTTATATAATGGAGAAGGTTTTATTTTTCCATCCGAATATATATATTGTCCTGGAAGATTTTCAAAAGCTAATTGTACTTTAGCTAATAACTCAGAAGATTTACCAGCTAAACCACTACCTACAAATATTTCAGCAGATCCAGGATATTTTATAGTTTCATCAGTATATTCTCTAGCTCCATCAAATAAGAATTCATGTAATATTATAGCTACTGCAGTAAACCAAGATTTACCACCACCACGAGCACCTAATAACATTAAATTTTTAGCCTCATTCTTATATAATGGTTTTCCTTTAGGTCCTTCCCATAATTTACGTATATATTGTAATTGAGGAATATATTTTTTTAATTCTCCTTTACTATTAAAACAGCTTGCATCATATTTTCCTGTATGTAAATTAACATCTTCACAACATGTGTATTCATCATCTAACTCAAATCCAGAAAATCCTCTAGCACATATCCAGTTATATGCAAAAGCCAATTCAAAATCTCTTAAATCTGGACGTATCTTAATCTTAGGAGCAGTTTTAGGAAGATGTTTTGGTCTATGTAAGATCGTTCCTAGATTTGCATAAAAAAATAAATTACCTGTACAATATCTATAATATTCTCCATCTTTAGCCCACATACCTTCTATGCATCTTTTTTTTATACTTTTCCAAAACTCAAGATAATCTAAAGATTCTGGATGATATGTAGGAAATTCTCCAATTAAAAAATTATTTCTATTTTTTATAACTGGAAATATACTTTCTATTTTTTCTGGATCTATCATATTATTCCTTCTTCACTTATAGATTCTAAACCACCTCCTTTATTCTTTGTTTCTATAACTCTTTCTTTTTCAGCAATTTCTATTAATTTATTATATTCTATATAAAGTTGATTAGTTTTTATTAATAATTCATCTAATAATTTTGCATTTTCTATAGTGTATTCATAACTTTGTAACAAAGATATTCTATCTTCTAATCTTTTTTTATATGTAGAAATCATTAAATCTATTTCAGACATACAAAACTTTTTGTATACTGCTATAAGTTCTTGATAATCTTCTAATTTATATTCCTTCTTTAAGATATCTTCTTGTATTACTTTTAACTTATCTTCATATATTAAATGTCTATATGGATTTTCAGAATGTAAATCTTCTAATGCTGCTATTGCCCACATTATTTTAGAACTTTTATTTTTATTTTTAGAAGTATCTGAATCATAGAACTTTTTAAAGTCTGTTATACTTAGTACGTTTGGGTTTACGTCCCAAAAGTTCTCTGTCATCATGAAACCACTTAGAATAGTCCTCATATTTTTTAAAATAATTTTTTAGTTTTAATGAACTAACTGCAAATGTCCCTAAAGGAATTATCTTAACAGATAAAAAACTTCCATTGTATTTCTTAAATCCACATTTTATAGTATCACGTACAAATCTTA